AGCTGCTCAAAAAGGGGTCTAGGACTTGTCCCGGCGCCGGCCGCCGCTCCCACGGCCGCTTTTCCGGCTGCGGGCAGCTTCTTCCGCTCGGTTCTATCCTCACCGCCGTACCGTTTCCGGCCCTGGGGCGTCAAGCTTCCGTCCTTCTGCTGAAATCTCCGCACGCCCCACTTCATCCCACGGATGCCATAGTGCTGCAAAATATCTGACAATCGCGGTCACCTCCTGTCTGTGATAAAATTTGTAACAACTTCCCCGTGTGTATCGAATTTAGGTCAAAAAAAAACCACAGACTCGGTTAAGAGTCTGTGGTGAGGCGTTTCGCCGCTTTGACAGGGTGAATGCTGTGTAGTATAATGCGGTAAAAAGTGGCCGCCAGCAGCGTCTGACTCGCACTCAAACGTTACTGGCGGCGCAGTGGAAAGAAGGACGGAGAATATGAAACCCAATGAAAAGACAATAATCCTCGATCACAACACCCTATTCGATCTCGCCGTTAAATCCGCTTATGTCATAGCAAAAACATTGGATGAACGGTATGCCGATGGGGATCGGCCGGAAGTCACGCCGGTTATTCACTGGTATCATTGATTCCGATAGGAGGAGAGCGGCGCCATGCCGCTCTCTTTTCTTCTTTCCTGTAAAAACCGATGGTCGACCATCGGAAATTACCAAATGTAGTCATAAAATCCGCAGGGCCCGGTTAAAAACTGCGTCAATGAGCATAGTACGCCCGCAGCTTTCTGTTCTCGCTGATGGCCTTTCCAGCGAGCAAAGCGTTCACGATTGTTCCGCCCACTGCGATAGCTGAGCCCGCAAGTTGTGCCGTCCGCTGGTCTTCCATCCCCTTGGATAAGAGTGAACTTACCGCACGGGAACCAACTACTATGGCCGCTTCCGCTAAATAAGCAGTTCGGGTATTCCCGGTAATGGTCTTGCCGCGCTGATAAAGTTTCTTGCCTTCATCCGCTAACTTGTCGGTCTTCAGTTTACCATAGGCATCTTCCATCCGACGTTTTTCGGTTTTGACGGCCCGATTAGCGTCCTTGACCTGCTGCCGGGTAGCCTGCCCGGATTTATGGGCGGCTTTCGTTTCTGCCGCTTTTGATTTGGCACGTTCATAGTCCGATTCGGCTTTGCGATAGCGCTCCAGTCCTTTTCGGGTATAGGAACCGTCATAGTTCTGATAACGCCTGACGCCCCATTTCATGCCCTTGACTCCATAATGGGCAAGGCAATCCTGGGGAGAAGGTTTCTCATAGGGCTTCATAAGTACCCCCCCCCTTTTTTTTTTACTCAAATGCTTCCGGGTTGTGTTTATAGGCGACGTAGGCGTCCATCATGGCCGCCACCGCGTCGATCTTCTGGTCAGACCGCTTTTTCAGCAACTTGCGGTTGCCGTTGGTGTCCTCCATCGTGATGCAGTTACCCATAGAGAAGGTAATCAGATCCTCGTCAAAGAGCAGCATCCGCTCTCCGGCCAGCTTCTTCAGCTCGCCCAGGGGGACGGATTCCGTTCTCGCCCCCTGCCGGACCACCTCGACCCCAAACGGGCTGTTCTCATTGACCCACCGCTCCACAAATTCCTTGGCGTTGTAGGGGTCATATCCAAAGCAGCGCACATCGTAGCCGCAGTTGATGACGTGGTCATCCAAATCCTCATAGACCTGCATCATGTCGAGAACTGTCCCCTCCATGACGATCAGGCTGCCCTCTGCCATAAAGTCCTCGTACTTGACCCGCATAGCGGCGGGGAGCTTATGGAGCGTCACCGATGTGATGTAGTTGCGCGACTTAACGCCAAAGGAACCATCCCGAAGAGGGAACAGGAACGTGAAGGAGCAGAAGTCGTCGCCTTGGGAAAGGTCGGCGCCCATAGAGCAGGGCATCTGCCAAAATCGCTGCCGGCGGTGGGGCAAAGTCTCCTCGTAGGTGAAGTAGTAGGTGTACCCCTCCATAGGGAGGCCAAACCGCTTGGCCAGCATATCATTCCGTGTGGCGGGGGCGGTTTCCGCCCGGTCCACATCCTTCTGGTAGGTCTCATAGGTGACGGTCTTTCCGAGATTCGGGTTGGCCTTGGGCCACATATCGGGGTAGGCCACCTCCTCAACGAAGTCCAGTTTGTACCACCAGATGGAAACATGCTCCTGCGGGGGGCCAATGCCCTGGAGAATGTTCATCAGCTCCATTTTGATGGTATCGCCAGCGCCGTTGCGGACCGTGCCCTCGGAGCTGGTGGCTATAATAAGGTAGTCGTCCAGCTTGGAGGCGCCCTGCTCCACCGCGCCGATGACGTCTTCCCGGGCGTCGGCGGAGGACAGCCACTCGTCTACGGTAGCCACCTTGCAGCGAAGGCCCTGGAGCTTATCCACCGACATGGGGCGGATTTCGACCAGGGAGCCTGAAATGAAATTCTCGATGCCCTTCTTGGTAGAGGCCAGCTTCACCCGGTTGGCCCGGGACCCGGTGGTGTTCTGCAAAGACCCCTCAGTCATGAACTGGAAGACGGGGCCTCTGGCCCGGGTGATGGCGGTCTTGATGGGGTTGATAATCTCCTCGGCCTGCTTCATGGTGGGGGCCGTGGTGATCTGATGGGTGGTGGAGCCGTCCACAACACAGAAGTATGCCTGAATGCAGGAATCGTAAAGCGACTTCGCCGCACCTCTCCCCACGATCAGGTACTGCTTTTTGGTCAGCCGCTGCTTGATCCGCTTGGTCACATAGCGTCCGCCTCTGCCGTCCGGATTGGGCACATAGATAGAGCGGTCGTCGAAATAGTACCAGCCAAACACCTGTTCCCCCCAAAGCTTGAAGGTATCCAGGAGATGCAGGTCGGAACCATCGGTCAGGGTCAGCTCGTTCTCGCAGAACTCGATCCAGCCCTCTACCGCCCTGTCGTCATAGTAGTAGCTGGGCGACTCGATCAGCCGGTCGATCCGGTACATCTCCATAGCGACTTCCTTGCAGACCGGAATATCGCCGCGGACGACCGCATCGCGGAATGCGCCGTAGTAACGGGGGACGGCGGTGTTGGATAACATCGGTTCACCAGCCTCCCGTTACAGCCCCAGCGCTTTTCTGCCAAGGAAAACCAGGGTGGAGAACTTCTGCTCGCTCAGCTTTGTCCGGTAGGTGTCTTTTGGAATAACCTGCTCCATGTCGAACACGATGATGGGCGATTTGGCCTTGAAACCGCCGTAAATGGCGTCGTTCGTGTCAAGGAGCGCGCCGTAGCCCGCCTTCTTGCACTCGTTAAAAAACTTGGTGCGCTGGACATAGACGTCATGCCCCTTCCATCGGTCGCCCTGTCCGTCATATGGAATCACATAATTGAACATCCGATAGACTGTCTGGATATCTTTGGCCGAGGGCGTATAGTCCGGGTCCTTCATCTTTTCCAACACTGCGGCAGCTTCCCGATACCCCTTGAATTTGTACTTGTCTTTCACGAAATAGCTCTGCATCCGGTCCTTATCCGTTACAAAGTTATAAAAATCCCGATCTTTTCGATAGAGATTCATGAAGACCTCTGCGCCGGAGTCCTCGCTCGCCACCTTCAAGTCGGTTTTAAGCGAGTTATCGATTCGGTACTTCATAAACGCGCCGGTTCCGATTTGCTTCCCGTTCTCGTCATATACCGGCTGCGGAATCGGCCGGTTGAACAGTGCGTTATACTGGTGCTTGTCCAGGGAATTGTGGGTTGCGTAGAACATATCGGTGTTCTTGGTCCGGTCCTTGTCATAGGACAACGTGCTCAGGGTCGTCTTATCGGCGTTCAGCACTTCGTCAAAGTGCTTCTTGTTGTAGATGCTGTTGCCGCTCTTCCGCTTATTACGGATGGCTTTTTTCTGAGCCGGAGTGTAGTCGCCGCCCCGCAGGGGATAGGGAGGACCGTTCCGAACGCCCCACTTCTGTTTCAGAATTCCATGGTGATACAGTTCCATAAACAACTACCCCCGCAATTCCTTGATTGCAAGGGCAATGCTCAGGGAAGACCCTGCGATCGCCAGAACGCTTCCCGCCACTTCCAGCGTATCCCGCAATGCCTGCCGCCCTTTGGAAACCTGAGCCGGGGAGGTGTCCGCGAACAGCTGATTGTATTGCCGCTCCAGAAGCTCCCGGTTGATCTTATCCCGCATCTCCTTGTCGGTCATCTTGCTCAGATCCATCCGTTTCGGAGCTGGCTTGGACGTGCTGGTCTGCTCCAGCTTTTTCATCTCCTTCACCAGATCCGAGCTGGAGTCGACGGTTTTCTTGGTCCGCTCCAGGTCCTCCTTAGCCCAGCGCTTCGGGTCCGGGTTGGACAGATCGATGCGGTTCTCCTTCTTCTTGGCCGCGTTTTCCCGCTTATCCCGGTCATAGCGTTTTTCACCGGCGGCGGTCAGGGTGCCGTCTTTGTTCTGGTAGCGGCGGACGCCCCACTTCATGCCTTTGATGCCGTAGTGCAGGAGCATGCTATTCTCCATTTTGACTTTCCTCCTTCCCGCTGGTGTTCTTCACGGGGTCCGCTGCAACAAAAAGCCGCCACTCAAACTCGCTGATCTGCCGGTTGATGGACTCAATGGCAGCGGAGCTGAGAGGCGGGTCAAATAACAACCGAACCTTCATGTAAACGTAGGATTTGACTAAGGAAAAGATGTTCGGCTTATCCTGAATAAATCCGGACCAGACTTCATCTTTTCCTGAGATTGAGAAACCGTTGGCAGGTCCAACGCCCATTTGCGTCAGGATGGAAAACACGCTGTTGATGTGGATGATAATGTCCGGGTCAAAGTGCGTGTAGCTCTCGTCGATGCCCAACAATTTCTTGATTGATATCAGGACGCTTTCGGAAATCTCCATAACAGCCTCCTCACCGGCGGACTGCGATGAACTTCTTCATGCAGTACCCCTGGGTGCCGTTGGAGGTCGATACTTTATAGAAAGCATCTGTTGACTCGTCTATATTGACGGAAACTCTGGTCAGAGCCGTAATGACTGTAAGGACTTTGGAATTTGCTCTCGGCTCTTGATAAAGCGCCGCTCTCAGACAATTCGTCACAACACCGGCAGCATGATTCTCCATATCGAGTCCTCCTCGTATAATAAGTTTCAAAGTTAATAGTTTCAGGTATCAGCAGGCTTTGAGGTGCCCGTGATACAATAGCTGTAGGACAGCAGGGTCAAGTTCTGAGTCCTCCGGTTGAGCCGTAAGGCTACTTCACTGAAAGTCTGTTCCCCTGAACCGGAAGTTAGCTGCAAACTCATTGGCTGTTTGCCTGGGACAAGACCGCCCTTTCAGCAGTGAGGGCTATCGCATTGGTCTGCCCAGGAATGATTCTGATAAGCGAGGGTGCCAGATGCTCCGGTTATCATGGGTATCTCAAAGCCTGCTGGCCTGAAATCTCCATGCGGGGAGGTGAAAATTGTGAATCCACTATTCGTTGGCATTGATGTGAGCAGCAAGAACAATGTGGCCTACCTGATGAAACCGGACGGCAGCAAACACTCCAGCTTCTCCGTGCAGAATAACCTTGGCGGTGCTAAACTGTTATCAGAGAGAATCGTATCGGCACTTGGCTCCATGCAGCTTGAGCGTGTGGTGATTGGCCTGGAGGCCACCTCCATCTACGGGGACAGCCTAGTCTATGCTCTTCGTGAGGATGGCCGCTTGGGGCGGTTTCAGAGGAAAATCCATGTTCTAAATCCAAAGCAGGTGCGGAAATTCAAGGAAGCCTATTCTGACCTGCCAAAGAACGACTGGGTGGACGCCTTTGTGATTGCCGACCATCTCCGTTTCGGCAGAATCAACAGGGAGGTCTACATGGACGATTACCGCTACAAAGCCCTGCAAACCCTTACCAGAGCCAGATTTGATGTCATCCAAAACTTGACCCGGGAGAAGCAGCGGTTCGCCAACTACTTATTCCTCAAATGCTCCGGCATGGCCCAGGACAAAGACATTCAGAACACCAGCGCCACCACCATCGCACTCATGGAACACTTTGAAACCGTGGATGACTTGGCGAATGCCGACCTGGAGGAACTGACTGCCTTTATTACTGAAACAGGCCGTGGCAAATTTGCTGACCCGGATGCTACCGCCAAGGCAGTTCGGGCTGCAGCCAAAGGCTCCTATCGGCTGCCCAAAACAGTAAACGACACTGTAAACCAAGCAATGGCTGTTTCTATTGCCTCCATGCGCGCCTTGAAAGGGCAGGTCAAAGTATTAGATAAGGCCATTGAACAGCAGTTTGAAATCATTCCGAACACTTTGACCTCCATCCCCGGTATTGGCAAGGTCTACTCCGCCGGTATCATTGCTGAGATTGGTGATATCCACCGTTTTGATTCCCAAGCCTCGGTTGCCAAATACGCCGGCCTTGTCTGGAACAGGAGCCAGTCTGGCGACTTCGAGGCCGAACACTCCAGAATGATTAAATCCGGCAACCGCTATCTCCGCTACTACCTGCTGGAAGCCGCCAACTCCGTGAGAAGATGCGACTCCGAGTTCCGGCGTTACTATGACCTCAAATTCAAAGAGGTCAACAAGTACCAGCATAAACGCGCACTCGCTTTAACTGCCAGAAAACTGGTCCGGTTGGTCTTTCGGCTGCTAAAGGACAACCGCCTGTATATCCCGCCGGAGGGCTGAGAGCGCAGCTTGCCACTCTGACTCATAGGCCCTGTTTCAAAATTTCTCAGGGACAGGGCTTTGGTTGGTGTTGCCTTTTTGCTGTCTACACAGTGCTTTTTACTCTGTTTCGCTTAAAATTTTCTTGCATCACCTACTTGACTTCATACCATTGGACTTTCTACTTTTTCCAAGGACAGGTATCATTGGGTCTGCGTGTAATCGGCTCCTTGAACAACCGGTTCTCGTCGCCGTAATGGATGGCCAGATGCGTCTCATGAATTGTGGTGATCAGAAACTCGGGATCGAGGATCATCCCTCTTCGCTCCCGAATGTCCTCCGGGCGGATTGGGTTCATGTGATGGATGAGTGGCCGACGGTAAATCTCCCGTCCGGCAATTCCCAAATCACACCCCATGTCCCGGGCAATCACAACATCCCGGATCTGCTTCCACTCCGGGGAGCGATAAAAGACCTGATTCATGTACCGGTCAAAGCCGAAGGTCTCCTCTCCGACAGCACCGTTCAAACGAAGATAGCGGTAGCGCTCCTCGAAGGTGGGGAGAAGGATCAATTCCGAGTAACATCTAATACTCATCCCCGTCCTCCTCGTCCTGCCCGCTGTACCGCTTAAAGGCGGCCATGGCCTTTTCGTAGAGCTCATCCATCCGGACTCCGGACTTGTATGCCTCGGTCTTGGCCTGGACCAGCTCCACCTCTTTGGCAAGCCGTTCGTTTTCCAGACGTGCCCTGGTAGTTCCGAGCTTCAGGATGGTAGTGACCTCCTGGGAAGAAGCCGTCCCCTCCAGCAGACGCTTTTCAATCAGGTTGACAGCCAAATCGATCAGCTGGTTCTCTCTGGCCTCCGGTGTCAAGGCGGCCCGACGCTTCCTCGGTTGAATGCCGGAAGGTTTCGTTGCTTTTGCCACACTTGACACCTCCTCTCGCTTAGAATTGTGGCAGTTTCTGTGATGTTTGGACCGGTTTTCAGCGGCGCTTGAAGAAGCCCGCATAAGCAGCTTACCGACAAGTGGAGAAAAACTCGCGGCAATGGAGGTAATGCATTGCGTACTCAGCCGGAAAGGAGATCACAGCTGAACGAAAAAGAGTCCTCGCCGGTAAATGCCGCCCTGTGGGCTTGTTCAAACACCGCTGAAAACCGAAGCCATTTTCCAAAAATATCCCCCGGAGAATTTTTGAAGACCAGTGCGATGCAGAGGGGGTGGTATTTTTAAGGGGTCCCCCTATACCCTTTAACACACTTTGAACCCTAAATCTGGTCGTCATTTCAGAATTTTTTCTCTAAAATGACAAAAAGAAATGCGCTCTGAATCAGAGAACATTTCTTTTTCCTGGTTTTATAGGCTTTTGGGGGTCACATGGTCACGGCAGGCTCGGGTTTCAGCTTCCGCTTCACCTTTTTATAGATCCCCAAGGGGTCATACTTGATGATGTCGTTAATGGCTCGCTCGATTTCTTCCATGTTCTCCTGCTCAGAGAGCTGATCGGAAGTACGGGCGATACGCGCCAAGAAAGCGCAGGAGTGATACCCGTTGTCTTCGTCAAACCGATACCAGGCTTCATACTGGGTAAAGGGGTCATACGGGTTGTCGGTCGTTGTAAGCATACACGTTTCCATTCGCTCTCACTTCCTTTCTTACTCATTGAGATACTTGGAAACAACAGAAGATGAAAGGTTCAAAGCATCAGCAATCTCGGCATTGGTACAGCCAGAGTTTGCCATTGCCTTGATGCGATTGATGCGAGCAGTCGACAACTGCGTCGATGCTCTTGGGGTTGCGCGTTCTCGGACGACATCGGGATCAGAGTAACGAAGAATCTCTTTCAAGGTTGTATCAGAGATTGCGCCAGCCTGAATTGCTTCCCATTCTCCATCAGAGATTGTAATGCGCGTTCCTTTCCCGCTTGCTCCAGTCATCACACGAGCGTCGCTAATTGCGGAGCGACGAATCTTTGAGATTTCATCTTTGTCGGTAATGTTGTTAGCCTGAATCTTTGCCTTAACTTGCGCATTGGCAATACGCTGAGCCTCACGTTCACGAGGAGCGTTAAGCTGAGCAGTCTTCAACGCACTGGTCAATCTGGTAACTTCAGGCGCATAAGCCTTTGCTGCACTGGCATTACGAACCAACGTGGGCGTCGCTAAGTATTCAAGCCTTGCCCGATTGGCAAGTGCCTTCATACGATTTGCGTAGTCAGCATAGGCATCTTCCTGGACAGTGCCGGAAGACAGGGTCCGAACATCGTCGACCTTCTCCAAGAGCTTAATCTTTGTCGTGGCCGGAACTGTTTTACCAGACTTCGGGTCCACATAAGTACGCCCGGATTCCTTGTAGATGACCTTTCCCGTCTCCTTGTCGATACGGCCGCTGCCCTGACGCTCCGGAACGTCGACGCTCTGCTTCCGTCTGGAGAGCAGGGTGGATGCCCCGCCCACTTCCTTTCCGGTTTCGGGGTCCGTGTACCCTTGCCACCGTTTTCGGAGGGTGGGGATGTCGTTCTCTACTTCCGACCGCTTATAGTCAAGCTTATGCTTAGCCGCATCGATGACCACCATGCTATGCTTGACGGCCTTAGTAATTTCCTCCTCGGGGGCCCCTTTTAAGGTCATATCCGTGATGAGGTTGGAGATTTTACCCATCTCTATCTGGGTGGCGGCTTTTGAGAGAAGCCGGACGCCAGTCTTCCCCTCGGTGGAGTATTCAACTTTTGGGTCGAAATTCTTCAAACCATCTAGGGCGGGGGTGGATTTCACCGACACCTTTCCACCCACGGGGATGACTACCACCTGGTCGCCGTCAAAGTCCGCTCCGGACAGTCGCTCCGCCACCTTCGGATTGATGCCGACGGCGTCACGGATGTTCTTGCCCAGAATTGAGATCGCCGACTGATTTTTATTGTTGACCGTCAGCTCCGGGATCTCGAACGTACCCCCATGGGGGTAACGAATCAGAACGATTTTCTCTCCGTTCCGGTAGTTGGGGGCATAGATCTCCGTCTCCTTCATTTTTGTGATGGGGAGGATCACTTGTGTACTCTGCCGGGGGAGGGCCGCCGCTTTCAAATGGACAACTGCGGAATCACATTCGTCTGCAAAGTCCATCAGCAACTTCCGCTTGATGGTGGGGTTATTGAGAGAGCAAATTTCTGCGAATTCATCGGCGGCATCGGCATAAGTCAAGTCGAGCTGCTTCTGAATCAACTTGATGGGCTGCTTAGAAAGGAACTGGGAGGATAAGTTCTTACTCATCTTATCCCAGTCTCCCTCTTCCTTCAGCTTGTTGATGGCGGACAGAGACTTCTTTTCTCCGGTGATGGGGTCTGTGTACTTGCCATGCGGGTCGGGGTAGTAACTCTGGCCATTGGCCTTGATGAACGCACCAAAAGGGTTATCGGGGTCTTCCTGAATTTTCTTCATGACGTCCATCTTTGGCGTTCCGGAATGTTTGTTCGTGTTGAACACGATGTCTGCACCATCCGGCATATCATCAGAATACATGGCCATGCCCTTCAGGTAGTGGGTCCCATCCACAAGGATGCGAACCTGAGCATAGTGAGAATCCCCTAAGTCGAGGTCTGCCACACCACGGCGAAGTTCAATAACGCCATCCTTGGAGGTGCCACCTTCGTCGCCATAGCGGATCTTCACCCGACCGGAATCAATGCTGGCCGGGTATTCCCGCTTATCCCAAGACGCACCTCCGTCAGCAGAATGATAGTCGCCTACCGACTTGATGATGTCCAGGTTCTGGTAAGCATCACGCTGCTCAATGTCAGGAACGGAGATAACCGGCGTGATAGTCCGTTTCTTCGGGTCGTTTACCTGAGGGACGCCGACACCATAGCGGTTATAGCCCTCGGTCTCCAGAATGAATAGCGCCTCCTGGAGTACGCCTTTGGACACGCCAAGCTGCTGCTCCACACCCTCGCCCACGTCAAGAGCCCCTTTGACCGCCAGCTCCTTCTTCAGAGCCTCGGCGGTGGCAAGAGCCTTGTTTTTATTGCTCGCGGTATTCTCATTGAGCAGGGCACGGACAGAGGAGTCATTATTGTACCCCATGATTTTGGCGATTTCGTCCAGCGTCTTCCCCTCTTCCCGAAGGGACTTGGCTCGCTCTGCCTGTAAGGCACGCCGTTCATGTTTCGCCACACGAACCTGCATACGGAGATCGGTGGTAGACATCTTCAGCTCCTCAGCAATTTCCTTTTGAGATTTGCCAAGCGCCTCAAGTTCTTCCACACGGGCCAGGAAGTCTCCGCCGTGTTGATAAGGGTTCTCGCCAGAACCCCAGGGGTAGCGCCCAGAGCGCCTCTTGACGCCATAGTGCATCAAAATATCATCCACAATGGGGTCCATGGCTTATTCCTCCTCTTCCTTGATACTGTTGATGATTTTGTCGAAGGTAACAATGCGGTCCATGATGGGGAAAATATCCTCGATGGTAGGCTTGTGGTAAAGGACGGTATCGTTCTGGTAAATACGCAACTCCATCTCAATCTCGTTTGGCTTGTAGTCATACTCCAAACAGAAGAGGGCCGCATAAACCATAAGCTGCTCCATATGCGTCGGGGCCTCGCCAGTCTTCAGATCGTGAATCCGAAGAATATCTTTCCGAAAAGAAATGGCGTCGGCGGTCCCGAAACAGTTTGGAGAATAATACAGGATTTGTTCCGGGGTCATCTTATACCCAATGGCGTCGTTCACATACATGTTCAACGTCTTCTGAGATTTTGGCAGTCGCTGACCCAGTTTGATGCATTGGGCCGCAAAAGCGTGAAGAGCCGTCCCACGCTGAGCCGCCCGGTATTTGGCGTAAGCGTCGGCGAGCTTATCTTCTGAGTAATTGATCCAGTGATAACCACTGGCGCTAAGAAAGGCATGCTGCCCCTCAAGGTTGGAGTGTTTTGCGAAGTTCATCCAGCACTTCCTCCTTGTTCTCCGGGGAAATGAATCTGGAGAAAGACATCTCGTTCATCTTCCCAACATAATATTCTTGGTTTGGCTGTCTCTTAGCGCGTGCAGATTTCTTACACTCAAGGGAGGCCCATTTCTTTCCATAAAGAATGAGCAGGTCGGGGATGCCCTGGCGCTGATCCATCTTAAAAACCATACAGCCGGGAAATATCGTTTTCAAATTGGCAATAAGCCGGTCCTGAAAACCACTTTCCAATCTTGCGCTTCTGGCCACGAAACGGCCTCCTTTCCAATAAAAGTGATAGAAAGAATAGGATATGCGCGACATATCTCTCTCCTCTCCATAAAAGAGTCTGTTTTTTTTGCGGAAAGAAAAACAGCCCTAAAATATCAATTTGGAGCAAAAAGAAAAGAGCCGCGGATGACGGCTCTAATCTTCAATGATAAATCCAATTTTTCGTTTCGGCTTACTATTTTCCTCAGCAATCTTCTCGACCTTTGGTTTGCCAAACGATTGCCAAATCGTGGCGCCGGCAGCACTTCCAATCGCCGCCACCATCGACATGGTAAATGTCATCAATATTTGAGTCGAGTTTCCAATGTTGAGTTTCATACTATCGCCTCCCATAAAGGGGACTGCATTTTCAGCGGAAATGAAAAGAGCCGAGACACCCACAAGCGTCCCGGCTAAGCGTAAAATATCAATGTTGTGTTCATCAGCTGTTGTTCCGCAGATACCGGATCAGAATCCAAATCAGCCAGAGACCTCCGGTACAAAGGGTGAGGATAACGTCCAAGATCAGCCCGGCCGTACCCCGTTTATTTCCGCTATTCCTGCTCATGGGAGTTCTCCTTTCCAAGTTCTTTCTTTTTCTTGACGTCACGGTGGACTATTTTCTCGACACCGGCTCTTGCTTTAGCGGCGGTATCGCCTGCGACGGCTTTGGCACGCTCCACCTGTTCAGCTCGCTTGATTGCTCGCTCCTGTTTCAACGCGGCCTTCTGCTGCTCGGTCTCTTCAAATATCCGCCGGCTCTCGTCGATGACTTCCTGGGTCACATACTGCACAATCACAGTGTCTCCAGGTTTTAGCTTCGAGTTTGGTTTGCGGTCAGAGCCAACTACCTGGAGTTCAAAGCAGTCTTTGTATTTGACGCACGCATCCCGAAAGCGAACCTCGATAGGCAGTGCTTTTAGACCGCGGCTATCCAAAAGTTCTTTTGCCTCGTCCAATTTTAGAGGAAACTTCTTAGAGCAGAGCTCAGGCATAAATATCAATTCTTCAGAAGGGGCGAGTTCTTCCTTTTTGGGAATCCGGTCGATAAGCTCGACGGCAAGCGGAGTCACGGCGCCGACAATTCCGGCGACAAATCCAAGCGTACCACCGATGTTACCGTTCGGCTTCTTTGGTTTGGCCATCGGCAATCCCTCCTTTGAGCAAAATAAAAGAGTGCGCCCCAATGAAGAGACGCACCCTTGCAAAAGCGAATCTCTCCATTGTTGCCACACAATCTCATTTTAGCCTACGGGCATAACGAGGAAGAGAGAAAACACCTTTTGCCAAAGTATTTTCCCCGTAGACTAAAAATATATGAAACTGTGTGGCATTGTCAGTATAGCACATTAAGTTTTGAATGGGAAGGGTATTTTTATAGCCGCGAACGGCATTTTGAGGCGCTGATAGTAGCAGCTGGCCAGTTGGCCACTTTTTTCTTCCACTTATATATAAATTTTAATATTTTTTTTCGCATTTAAGTGAAGAGAAAAAGTGGGAAAGTGGCCAGAAAACCCGCAAACCCTTGGGGCGCAACGGTTTCAGCCTGGCCACTTTTGAAAATAAAAGTGGGCAGAAAGTGGCCAACTGGCCAATTTTTCGTCATTTTCGGTCCTTTTTTCGTGCAAGAATCAAAAGATTTCTGGCCAGTTCCAAAACAAAAGTGGGCAAATGGCCAGTTTTCGGACTAAAAGTGGCCAGCAAAACGCCCCAAAATTGACCTGCTACTAACAGTAATAGTAGCAGCTTTTGGCCTATTTTCAGGTCGAATCCTGCTTCAAAATTGGAGCCGTCCGTACCCTTCTGTACTTCTTCGCCACCTATCTACACACAAAATATCAATCTCTAACCAGGTTTGTTCCTCAAAATGCACGCCGCTGGTAAGGTCGATTTCGAGGTGCCACGGGGACAAATTGGTAGCGAGGAGGAGCTGGACGAACCCGCCGATGAAGAGACATGCCATAGTTTTTTGGAGGTATCCCATTCCGCTTAGGCCAGAGTTCATCGCTCTCTCCAAGGTTGCGAAACATATCCTCAAGTGCCTGTGCAGCCTCCGCCATCGACTGGCCAAATGCCACCCAAGCATCCTTGATCTTTTGAACAACCGCCAGAGTCTCTTCCATGGTCATGAGTCATCACCTCTCAAATATTGTTTTGGGACTTAGAAACGCCTGCTTGCATATTGGTATAACAGCGGTTGAGTGCAGTTAAAAGGTTGTCGATCTGAACTGACCGGTCTGTCCGAATCTCAACCGTCGGCTCCGGCATCGGTAAATATCCAAGCGCCTCCATCTGCTTATGTTCGCAGGTGGATACATATAGGCATGCCCTACATTTCGCTGCAAGTCTGGATAGGCCCAAATCTCATCACCTCCAAACCTTTCCGGAGCGCTTGTCCACCAGAACAATCCGCCCCTCGATCTCAAAGTCCGCCAACTCACAAATATCAAAGATAGCATAGAGCAGCTTATGGAACCGCTCCTCCTCGGCATCGATATTCTTCAGGGCTTGGTAGGCCGTGGGGTCGGAGTAGCCCTCTGCGTTTTTTCGATCATTCCAGGACAATTTTTATCACCCCGTTCATTCATGTATTTGATAAGCGATTGAGCGTGCATATCGCTGATACCGTATGTTTCTTGTAGTTTAGAGACGAACCAGTCTGGAACATTTTTTCTTCCGCATTCGATGGCAGACAACTCAGCCGGCGAAATATCAAGATCCTTTGCCATGTCATAGAGCAGGAGCGCCCGAACCAGGCGGATATCCCGCACCATTCTTCCAAAAGCGTCAAGCCCCATGGTCGCTCTCCTTATGCCACGCCTCAATATCGACGCCAATCCGCTTCAGCATCTGGGTACAGAGCCAAATATCATCCTGGTCCTCCATCTCATATCGGCTGACCAGCTCCTTGATGCGGTCGTGGAAGGCATCGTAATAGGTTCGGAGCCGCTGAGCCCCGAATCCAAATTGTTCATGCAGCACCCACAGAATGGTCGCATCGATTTCGGCGATGTGTTTTCTGTCGTACTCGGCCAGTTCCCGCTGGATCTCTAAATCCATCGCTTTTTTCTCCGCTGCGGTAAGTACAGCGCCGTACACTTTTCCTCCGGCTTTCTTGAGTTGCATAGGTGCCTCCCATAATCCAGTTTTCCTTAGCAAAGAACATGGGGACGGCGAAGAACAGCATCAAAACTGTCGCAGTCGCGTCCCCATCGAGAAACATGATTGGTAAAGAGAGTCCAACCAGCAGCAGAGCATAGAGCTTGTTTTTCAGCAGTTCTCGTTTCCACATAAGTCGATCACTCCTTTCCTCAAAATATTAAGACCGCTTGCTCAACGATCATATGGGTCATAGAAGTCGAACTGTTTCTTGGAAAATTCCTTCCAATCCGGTCGCCCTTGCTTCCATTTTCGCCACTTCCAGAAAAGCAACATGGGTGGCTCACATTCAAGCCAGTTCGTAAACGCGGCAATAAACTCTAGCCGCAGATTGTAGCGGCGTTTATGCTCTCTACTCTCACTCATTTGGCATTCTCCATATCCATCTCCAGAATGGTCATAATGGCATAGTTGGCCAGATCCATCAAAGTGTCCCGAATAGACTCATCGGTGACCTGCTGCTGGCCGGCGTCATTTGCAGAAAGGCGGGAAAGAGTTTTGAACCGGGAGAATTTGTCCCCCAGCCGAATCCGGGTCATGGCCAAACCCTCTTCTACGAAGGTCTGGTGGAAACTGTCGCCATAGTCATGGTTCTTCCGCTCGTACAAGCTATTCAGCTCATCGCAGATCGCCTTATGACGCATTACTTTTTCGTTCATAAACAGGTTTCCCCTTTCAAAATATCAATCTGAATTGCAGTTCACTTTGATTGTTCGGTCTGTTTCATCGGCTAAGTGTTTGAGAAGCATGGTCATAAACACTTCAAAGCCGCCGGAGCAACCGATTTCTCCAAACGTAACCCGGTAATTTTGTTTATACCACCGCTGCTTGTATCGTTTTTCCATACGGACAATGATGGAGTTGGTCATTGCTTCATATCGCCACATAATTTCAAAATGGCGATGCGCAAGATCAATCAGCGTTTTCTCAAGCATCAGGTTTTCCTCCCGGATTCCGATTACCGAACTGTTCCTGTGCTCTGATGGAAATAACGGCACTTCAGCTCTACCGGCTCGATCCAGGGAATATCCCGAAGCCGAATGCTTTTGATAGACTTGTCACCCCTTGAGGGCAAGTTGACACTGACTTCATCCACAGCAGCCTGGGCCGCCAAATACTTTTCTTTGTACTGGCACACATCCCTATGGCTGCATTTAGTGCAGCAGGTTTCTTTTACTCCGAACATACGAACCATCTCCTTATAATTTTCATCCAGCGTTGCGGTTTCAACATTCAGTTGGTTTAGCACCATTTGGAGCTCGTCAACCAGATAGGTTTTGTCACGGTCTTCGCGCTGGCCGACGAGGCCTCGAATCCAATCAGCGACAGTAATGGGAGGCGGGATCTGCAAACCGAGGTCGCGAGCCATACGGTCGATATACCCCACCATCTGGCAGGTCGGTGCCACAATGACAGCACCGGTTCTTGCGGATTGCTGAATCAGAAATATAGTTTTACCCGTCTGTCTCCCCGCGATATAGATCGTCATGATGGTTTTTCCTCCTTTTGAGCTTGGCGACGTGCCTGTTTAAGTGCCAGCTCCATAGCGTCGCCGCCTATGTCATCATTTTTATGCGGCTTTTTCTTCTTTGCCTCGCACTTAGCCAAAGCGATATCGTAATCATAACCGATCCCAGCTTGATACTTTTTCGCAATGGCGCGAAGTTTTTCAGCGTGATATTCATAAGTGGCACGATGGAACCCTTCCAACCCCCACTCATCACAGGCCAATTCCAGCAGTCTGGCATAATCCATCAGAGCATTGACGATTTTATAAATATCGCCATAACAGGTTTTGATTTCGCGTTCACCATCTGCATCATGAAGGTGAAGGGTTACCTTTTCCAGTTCTATGGGCCTGGAAATAATCGGCTCAAATCGTTCCCGTGGACTGAGTTTTCTCTGAGTGGTTTCAGAATTTGGTGCTTGAAGTTGAGGGACTTTTTGCACAGGAGAAGAGGGGTAGGGAGGCTTCCATGACTTAGGCGATGATTTCCCAAATAATTTCTTGGTAAACTTCTCCTTCATAGCTCGGTCTTTCTCCTTTTTCAAATATCAATGTAAACTACTCCTCAGCAGATTCAATAATGGTCACGGTGCCCTCAAACACCCCAAACTCGGACGACTGCTGGAATGTGTGCGTTTCCGGCGCCTCTCCATCCTGCATTGGCCGGGTGAGATACCACAAAGAATCGTCCTTCCAGGTAATCATCTCCAGTTTTTGGCCGGGTTCCAGTTCCAAAGTCATGTCGCCGCCGAGAGAGCGAGCAACACCTTGGTCACACCCAGTCAGTAGACCCAACGACAAAACGGCGCACAAGAGCACGCCGGCATAAATACGTTTCATGTTTTTTCTCCTCTTCCGCAAATATCAAGGGCCAATTTCAGCGATGGACTCCACGAAGCAGTTGTAATAGGTATAGCGCTTTCCTTCATAGTCAAAGAGCACATAGCCGCCGTCATTACCCTCAATATCAATCTTCCCGGTGTATTGCGCGATGATTTCCCCATCGGCCGTATAGATCGTCACCGTCCGTTCGAGTCCATTGTCTAAATCGCTTTTCTGATCCGTCAGGGCTCGCTGGCCAGATGCGGTGTTCTGGAAGTACCAGCGCATACCGAAGAACAATCCCAAAATCAGCAGAATGGCAACCACCACACTGATAATCTTTCCAGGGACGTTCTCAATCAGACATGCGCCCGCGATGCCGGCACATAAAATGAGTGCCGCAAATAACACAAATGCAATCCAACCGCCGATAGTCATGCTTTTTCTCCTCCTTCAAATATCAAAGGACCTCCGTAAGAATTCGGAAGTCCTTAAACACGCCATCTTCCAAAGTTACTTCGACAGGTTTTCCAAGCAACTCAGAAACATAGTTTACCTTTGCATCCTTGAGAATTTTTGCCAAACGGTCAAGGGATTCTGCAAGATTACTGTGGCGAGTTCCCATTTCCCAGTGGCAGTCGGGAGATATATTCACTGTATATTTACCAGCATCCATAACGCCGCTGCCAGACATCGAGAACCCAAGTTGGAGCCCCAGTTGAAATGGATAATCTCGCATAGTACCAAACTCAACAAAGTCAATTTTGCCAAGCCTTTTCTCAAGCATTTTTATTCCTCCCCAACAAGTTTCTGATACAGCTCCTCGGCCTCTTTGCCTTGAAACTGGTTGATGATGCGAACATTATCGCCAGGTGCTTTCCGCCCGACGATCAATATCGCGGGGTCGCCGTGGCTGTGGTCAAAGCCGACCAAAACCGTGTCAAAATCTTTCACAGTACCCACCTCACAAAGTCAAAGAGTAGTTTCGCAAGGAATAGAAGACCAATGATAGCCAGGACCAAAACAGCATTGAATAGAAAACGCAAAATATCATCCCAGCCATGCTTCATTTTTTCTTCACCCGCTTGGCCTTTCTCTCCTCGTACTCGGCCTTCTCGATGGGGACCATCTTACCGTCCTCTTCTTTGAAGTAACGGTTCAGTTCAATCCGCTTATCGTCGGGTGTGAGAATATAAAGGTAAGCGAAGGTATCATAGTCGCCGGTCTTTGGGTCAACCAGGAAGTCCTCGGAGAAGACGCGATACTTCTTGGTAGAGGGCAGATAGGGCATGGTAATAGGGAAGATCGTGTCGATAAGACGAGTCATCATCCCATTACTAAACGCCGCACTAGGATAGTTGACGTTGATGCCGCAAACCCGGTCTATATCGGAATAAGTAGCCGTCCCGTCCGGAGCGATTTCTTTGAACAGGGAGGACATACGTTTACACTGGTACTTCTGATACCCTTCTTTCCAGCTACACTCGCCGGTGATATCGCTCCAAATATCCGGAGTGTCTTCGATGGGGGTCAGACACTTACCATCGATCAGGCGGTTTAGAATGCTCTTGGTGATCTGGATACTGAATCCGGAGTGGCCATCTCGGGCCAGCGTTTGATAAGCCCGAAGGGCGCTCTCATAGCAGAGCACGCCATAGGTCCAGTCGTCCGTGCCTTTCGCAGCCTCCCGCTCACTCTGACAGGCAAGGGCAACCTCCCGAGCAGCCCAGGAATCTTCTTCCTCGGCCATGTAGACCGCCCGGTCATCCCAATACTCATTGGCAAATATCTTTCTGGTATTGCCCCCAAAGGCCTTGATGATCTCCGGCAGGTTCTCGTTGACCGCATCCAAGTGGATGCCCTGCTCTTTACAGAAGTTCACAGCATCGTCCAGAGGCTTATCCCGCCGGTTGGTCCAAAGAATGACCTTGGCGCCATTAGCCTGCTCCTGCTTGAGTCTGGAGATGGTCTTGTTGATCGGGTCGCCGACCTCGGGGAACTTGTTCGTAGCCAGGCATCCGTCGAAATCCACCGCGATGATCTTCGGCCGGAACTCTTTGTTTTCCGTAGTCTCAACTGCTTTTACATTCATCTCATCCATGTGTGTTTCTCCTTTTCAAAAATATCAATCAGTAATGGTGAGTTCGCTAAGCGAAACTGTTGTCAGTGTGCCGTCCGGTCGCTTGATAACCGCCTTGTTTGCGAAGATCCCAACGCCGAGCTGTAAAATATCGACCTCTTCACGTCGCAATCGCTTACACTCGGCACAGCTTTCAGGGGTCATCCAATCCATGTCAATGCAAGGGGTGCAACTTATCGGTCTGTTATAAATTCCTTTCATACTGCTCCTTTCCAGAAAATATAAATGCCCCGAACTGCTGTTACACAATTCGAGGCATTCTTTTTTTTGTATTTGATTTAATCCGAGGCTTTGAAATTGTAAACGGGGCGGATGCGCTCCACGATGATTGCGGTGGGACCGATTTGGGAGACGATCTCCTCTATGCTCTTGTAGGCCATTGGTGATTCATCCAGGGTGTCGGGCACTACGCAAGTTGTGTAGATACCTTTCATCTCATCCTGGAACTCTTCCATGGAAAGCGTATTGAGTGCTGCACGACGGCTCATAAGGCGTCCGGCCCCATGCGGAGCAGAGCAGTTCCAATCTTCGTTTCCCGTGCCAATGCAGATCAAGCTGCCATCCCGCATGTTGATAGGGATGAGCAACTTTTCTCCCTTCTTGGCAGAAACAGAGCCCTTCCGAAGAATCATGGCGTCCGTATCAATGTAGTTGTGGATAGTGGTGAAAATATCCACGGCAGTGAGACCCATACCATTCAGGATAACGTCCACCATGGCTTTTCGATTGAGTACGGCGAACTGCTGTGTCAACTTCATATCGTGGATGTAGTCGTCAAACAGCTTGCCCTCCACATAGGCGAGGTCTTTGGGAATATCCAGCTCATGTTCCTTCTTCAGCGCCGTAATGGTCTTCTGGATCTCCTGGAGCCGTCCTTCAGCTTTGAGCTTTGCGATGGTCTCCTGGATCTGATGCTTGGCTCCGCCCCAGAGTGCGCGGCGTCCCTCATTCTGATAGTAGTCGGCCACTTCCGTTCCGAGGTGCCGGCTCCCGGAGTGAACGACCAGAAACAGCCGTCCGTCCCCGGCTTGGTCTACCTCAATAAAGTGGTTGCCGCCACCCAAAGAACCGATGCTGCGAACCGCTCGGTCAAGGTTGACCTGGTCAGCACACCGAAGCTGGGTCAAGTCAATTTTGGAGTTGAGGGAGTGGGGGATATCGCGGATTTCCCGGCCATAGGGAATCTTCTCCCGAATCAGCGCATCCAGCTTAGCGAAGTCAATCTCACGCTCGGCCAGCTCCACCGTCTCCATTCCGCAGCCAATATCCACGCCCACCATACCGGGGACGATTTTGTCCTGGATGGTCATGGTGGTGCCGATGGTACAGCCCTTTCCGGCGTGAACATCAGGCATGATGCGGATTTTACAGCCTGCAAACTCAGGCCGGTCGCAAACAGCTTGAATCTGTTCCCGAGCCGCTCCTTCCAGCTCATTGGTGTAGCAAATAGCAGTGTTGTATTGCCCTTGAATAGTTATCACAGTTTTTCTCCTTTCCTACGAGATTTCGTCTAGTCCATGATTTCGATAGACTGGATATCGGTTTCATTAAGCCCAGTCCATTCCCCAGGTTTGGGGCAGTTATAGACATTGATGCCGGAAACTCCCTCTGGCTCATTGTCCTCTGGGAAAATATAATCCTCGACAACGCCGGTCAGAACTTCATTGTCTGTGGTGACGATTCGCACTTGTTTTCCTTCGAGTGATCGTTCAAGTTTCATCGTCATTCTCCTTTCTAATTGGGTAAATATGAGTGCCCGTCTTTGAATAGATGATCATAGCTCTGTCGCTCCTGGTTTCATTGCCATCTACATCCACATAAGTGCCAATGTCTTCTTTGGCAGTAACTCGTTCGCGATGTGACCATTTTCCATCCTTGCAGATCGGGGTTCCAGTTCCGGAGTATTCATCGACCAGCTGCTGTGCAAAGTCAATATCTCCATCAAGATAACTTCTTCCGGGCTCGTGATCACTTCTTGAATGCCGTTTCTGCTTATCTTTATTAACGGTTTGCGAAACCTCTCCGGCAGCAATAGAATCTGTCACTATTGTACCAGACTTCTTGCTTTTATCAAGCGGATACGGCGGCCCATTGCGCACACCCCACTTTTGGCCCTTGACGCCGTGGTGAGCCAGGACATTGAACCCAAGCCGGCCCCGGAGCTCCCAGAGAATATCTTCCACTGTCGCTCGGGTTTTGGGGTGAAGTTTGATGTAGGCCTGGTGGTCATCATACCAGGAGAAGATCTCGCTCAAGTTACCTTTCTCCCAGCTGAAGGCCCACCAGTCGCAGATCATCTCAATAATATAATTGTAGGGCATCTCCAGCAGAACTTCCCCTTCGCCGGGGTCGTCGTTGATCAGAACCCAATGCTGCCAATGGTGAGGGTTGCGGTGGATATGTAGAAGCCAAGCCCGGTTAAACGCTTCCACAACGGTGTGAGAGCGGTTGCCGCCGTAGAAGTAAGCGTCATAGGCCTCATACTCGTCGGGGTTTGACTTGGAGGCGTCGTGTTCAAATTCGGTTTGCCAAGCGGCGCTCGGTCGGCCTTCAAACAGCCAAGGCATGTTAGTCTGAAGCCAATCAAAGCCCTTTTTTACATTTGCTTTATGCTTTTTCAAATATAAATCGTATTGTTGACTCATCGGGGCACCTCAATTCTTAATACCAAGTTTCATCTTGGCCTGCTTGAGCGTGAGCCCGACAAAGCTCTCCGGCTGAAGACTGATGGGTGCCTTAGAACGAGAAACGACTTCTCCATACTTCAGAACACCCTGCGTTCCGTCATCGTAGAGAAGTCGCATCCGATCGTTCAAAATATCATGCTGAACCATCTTAATTCGTTTTTGAGCCATATCGGTCCTCCTTATTTAGAATTGTATCGTGGCAGCTCCCAATTTTGTGCAAATGACTGCGTAGAAATATAGGGGCAAGATTTTACGGTGTAGAGATTGACTTTCCATTCGACCCATAGGCATTCTCCTTTGATGAAGATGCGGGTATCATAGACTTCACCAGTTCGCAATCCCATAGAACCGTCTTCCCCAATAAATTTCAGTTTCATCTTGGCCTCCTCAATCGCTCTTATCTTCATAATTGATGGGCTTATGGGAATTCAGATTGACCGGATGCTCCAGGCACTCGTCGCAAGGCGGTTTGTTCTCCTCCAGCTTTTCATGCTTGCAGGATTTACAATACTTGCCGAAGTAGACAAGCAGGTCGTTATCTCTGATAGGCATGGCGGCGCTCCTTAAATATCATTGACAGCCCGGTTCTGGCTCTGCTCCGTATCGAAGCTGTCCGGATATTGTGGCTTAAGCTTGTCAATATTCATCTGGAAAATAGTTTCCAGGTCATATCCGATGGCGTCAGCACTGATTGCCAGATACCAGGCAATGTCACCGAGCTCCTTGGCCATGTGCTCGCGGTCGAACTCGTGGCCTTGGAAAAGCACCTTCTTCATCAGGTCGATGGCCTTCCCAGCCTCACTATTCAGCCCCATGAGGCCTTCGAGTACGCGGATATAGGGAACTGGATCGGCGGTAATACGCGACTCGGTGCGCAGAGCATGGGACTGGTATTCATTGATTGTCATTGTGGGATGCTCCTTTTCAGATGTAGTTGTTTCGGCTGTGCGCGAGGGCCCTCTTGAGAACTCATTGACGAGGATTTTTTGATTAAGCGGCTCAACAATCTCAGTTAAGACCTGTTTTTCGTATTGTTCTCTCCAAACTCGCTCTCTTTTCCAGAAAGGGATTTTTTGGATTTCCGCCATCAGATCAATGCAAACCATTGCCGTCAGCATATCCCATCGTCCGTCACAGGCCCGTTCATTACACCAAGCTGTGAACTCCTTAAAGGTCAAAATATCAATTCTCCTTCTCTACGAAATAGATTTCATTGCCATGCTCTACTTTCTCATATCCATTTGGAAAGGCTCCGCTATGGACAGCATGAGAAATATCTGTGGTGTGCCGGCAATCGGGATAGTGGCACCGATCGCCGCAGCGTTTGCGGTCACACAGGTAGAGCACGGCTTTGGGTTTGACTTTTGCCATAAAGCCCCTCCTACGATTCGATGATTTTGAGGAAATCTGGTTTTGCCTTCCCCTTGATTTGCTCCCAAAGTGCCTCCGAAGCCAGCTCATGCGTCCAAACCGGCCGCCCCAGGAGCTTTTCGATGTACTGGTGAACCTCGGACATGTCGCACATCAAAATGCCGGTATAGGCAGAGAGAACAACTTTTTCATGAAGCGTCATCTTTTTGTCCTTTCTCCGGGCGAAGCCGTGAAATATCAATATAGTTTGGACAGTGCAGAGATATGCCCATTTCTTTCGCCATCATTTCATACATGAGCAGGGTGGGTTTCAGCGAGCAAACTTTGATGTTGATGCAGGTCAAGCATCGTATTCCTGGAATGTCCATGCTCAACCCTCTTTGATAACGGCACTTACTTCCGGAAACTGATGTTCAGTAGGGCCATAGCCCTCTGTCTTAATTTTGACTGTCAGGTCTACCTTGGTGCGATCCACATTGAAGTGGTCCGCGAGCGCCTGGATAATGTCTTGCTCGTTTAGGCGAAGTAATTTTTCCATCGAATCGACCCCTTTCAAAACATAAAAGAAGAGAGCCCACGTTTCCGTAGGCTCTCCCCTTGGTCGAGGTTTAGAACTTCAGCTTTTCGTTGATTTTGCGAATCTGTTTCTCGACCTTTTCCTGGATTTCGGTGTTTCCGGCCTTGACCGCCAGATCCAGGACTTCCTGCCAGTCTTCCAACTGGTCCAGAAGCATACCCTTATACTGGTTGTCTGTCATGCCCATGGGATCATCACCACCATCCAGAAGGTGAGAATTGTTGCGTTCAGCCACCATAGCTTGTACAACCCCCTTCCATAATAGGTCCTGTATCTTTTGCGCATAGATAACGCAGTTTCTTCACGCTCATCATATCATGCCCTGTTAATGGGTGTCAAATAGCTATTAGTCTGTGGGGATATGAAGCTGTCGATCAAGAAAAGAATGCTTCATAAGTTTCTCAGCATTCCTTACCATAGGCAGTCCCATTTTTGCACGGAAGTCATTCGCTGTGATTCGGCCCTTTTGATACATGTCATACAGTTCGTCCGCATCCGGCCAAGGCGAAACATTGACACTAAAGCCATTTCCCGGATGGAAGAATATCAATATGGAACGATTTCTTTTTTCGACGGCATCGTCAACTATGGTATGCACCTCTTGCCAAAATGTAATGAGATCTCTCTTTTCCATAAAATATCACTCCTCGCACCCGCCAAAATGTTTGTTTAAGCCCTCATTGCAATCGATGTTGTCTTCTACAATTCCGGGAATTTCAGAGCGTTTTCCACGCGAAGCGATGAGCTTATCCATAATATCGGTCATGGCCTTAGATGTGTCCGAAAGCCTTTCGGCCGGGTCAATAACTTTCTGCATCTCTCGCAAAAGGTTTCCATTTTCATCTCGTTCAGCGTGTAAAATAGGATTTGCTTTCTTCCAGTCAATGCCGGTAATCAGTTCACTGTACGGCAAGCCCTCGATCCAGTCGCAGAAGGTATGCCACTCATCCAGCTTATGATTCCGCCGGCTCTTGTAGATATTGGCCAGAACTTCATAGTTGAGCATGACTGTCCGCCGCTGGTTGTAAGAGGAGGGAAGAAGCTGGATCATCTGCCACCAGTATGTTTTATCTTTGGTTTTAAGATATCTATTACGATAGTAGTTAAGAACATTGATGGTTAAGCCCAATAGATCGTCACCATCGACTCTGATGGTTGTCCCTTCTAGAAATAAAGCATCGCAAGGATCATCATTAGCAATATTTATCAACTGTTCATGGCTAAAATCTTCCGGCGTAAACTCCTTCTCCGCAATCTTGTGCATTGTGGAGCAGGAATTGGCCACCGTCCCCACTTTGTAGGTATCAAACTCTTTCCACCAATATAGCGGGGCCGTTAAGTCTACATAGACCACGATCATCCGCATAAACTTTCTGTGATCTGTGCCGGCGTTGCGGAGACGAGTCATCAGGTCGAGGTCATTGGGGCCGACATGAAAATCGTCGATGCAAGAGGCGTTACCATTGCATTCTTCACATGAACGATAATTCCAAAAACTATCACTCTTCTCCCAAGAGTTCATCGGGTTGCGCATCCCACGGATGGCGTGCTCCCAGCCTAAGACCTCAGTGTTTTCAATTTTCAGCATGTTGCGAGTCCCCCTTCTTTATCCACTCATGATCGACGCTTTCAGAGTAATATCCATTAGATACCCCATACCAACGGATTGTTACATAGCCTTTGATCGTGGCAAAATGATACCATGTCCAAGTACAGGTATCACCGTATTCAACTTCTCCTTCGTTTGTAACCTCTTCTGCCAAAAGCAAAGGGTTTCCAATTAGGCTGTTAATGTTGCCACCAACGTCTTCAACTCGAACATCTTCGCAACAGTCCTGCTTGTGGTACATGCGGAAAATATCTCCATTTTCCAATGTAAAGAGGATCTCTTCGCTGTCCTTCTCCGCTCCCTCGATTTTGACGATAGTTCTACCAAGCAGTGGCTCAAAAACAGACACATTAAAGTTATTCACTGTTTTCTCCTTTCAAATCTCAACTTTTTCCGAACGAACCATGGTGAGATAGTCCCAGAGATAATCAGCTGCTTTATTAGTGGTATCAATATCTATTTTGCGTAAATCTTGAATCAGGGACTCAATAGCATCAATCTTTTCAACCAGTTCTCCGACAGTGGTTTTCACAGCTTTTTCTCCTTTCCGGTATCCAGCGTCGTAGAGCGCTTTTGCCATCTTATTAAAGTCAACAGTAACTTGATGATCATAGCCATGGAGCAAGTATGAATGCAACCCAGAGAATATAACTTCTGGAGCCACAGCCTTGCAATGGACCGCTTCGGAATGGATCAGAATATCCAGAAGCCCTCTTAGTTCTATTTCCTTTTTGGGGTCAAATACGAACTTCGGCATCGTCTTCTCCTTTCTCAAGCGTAGCCCCCAGAGCTCGCATCAACAATAATGTGTTGATTCTCCCAACGTGCGGTGGATAGCAAATATAAATCTTATTTCCATCCGTCATCTGGCTGAGGATTTCCTTTTGAAAGGGTAAAAGTTCGATGCCGGTTCTTTTTATAAACTCCTCAAGTTTCTCATTCTTTTCTCCAATCTCCTCTTCCGCCGAAATAGAGGGTTCTTTGGCTCCCTTTTTCAAATATGGGCATTCCTTACCATAGTCCAATTTGCACCGAGAGTACATCCCAAACTGAAACATGCATTTGTATTTGCTGGTCATACCGATATATTCTGCAAAAATGCAGTCTTCGCTTTTAACCGGGAGGTCACTGACAATTACTTTCATGTATTTCCCTCCAATCGAATGAATAACCCATATTCACTAAAATTCGGATCGCCAAGGGTTGCCCCCGCAAACAGGGCCACAACTTCTTCCATAGTCAACTCAATGGTGTGGTTACCATAGCAAGATGTGCAGCGCTCACGGTCTTCCTCAGTTTTAATGATCAGCATTGTCTTCTCCTTCTTCTAACTCTCTATAACGATAGACGTCTTCTTCTTTGATTATTTTGGCATGCGGATAGAAATGGTCTATGGCGTCAAGCTTCATTCGAGCAACCTCGCGGTTACCACGAACATCTTCCCATTCATACCACTTTCCATCTACCCAAGAGCCGTCATGTTCTAATTTGCAATCGACATACTGGCAGGGGTGCCATGCGTTCCCATGAGATTCTCTTTTCATCTTCGCATTCCACTTTTCGATTGACTCCGCTTTGGACTTCCGTGACCTCTCTAAAGAGATAGTACAATCCGGATTGATGCATCCACACAAATATCCATCACGCGAGCCCCAAACATGTGCCGGGCGTCCGCATTTGCAACGAACAGCCCTCATCTGTTCACTCTTCATAGATGATGAGCGCACGATCTACAATGGTCGTCTCCGAAGGAACACCGTTTGTAAACCTGAGTACCAGCGTCATACTCTGATATTTGATGTCGACGACTTTTTTGTCGGAAATGAAAGCATTGATTGAGCTTTGAAAAGCCGCAGGGTCATCGTTTGATAAAATGCAAACTTTCATGCCTTCCCCTCCTGATGATGTTTCGCCATCTCTGCCAGCAAGGCATTCTCCTCATCGCAGAACTTGATTTTCGCAGGGTCAATCCGCCGGACACCGTCCGTAAACTCCACAATGCCATAGACTTGCCCAATCTGGCCTCCGGGATGACCGCCCCGCAGAGGACTTGCGTCTATTACATTGGACCAATGCTCCCAGCAGTGGAAATATCCAAGCTCGCCGTTTACCTCACAGAGCCGGGTTTCCCATTTGATTTCGCAGTTTAGTCCCGCCATAGTTTTTCTCCTTTCAGTATCTAAACCAAATCCAAGTTGCTGAAATAATTGCGATGATTGTCGCCGCAAGAGAGAGCCATCCGCTGTCTTTATATCGGCCTTTCCGAATATAGGTATGCATATTGATCGCAGCCATCAAAACGAGAACGAATGCCATAAAAAGATCCGCAATGCGATTCGGGTCAATCATGTGCTCTCCTTATTCTCGCTCTTGCCCCCACTCAGAGCGGCGGCGATGAACGCCTGTGTGATCCGAAAGGCTTCCTCGGGTGTTGCTTTTGCGGCGATACTGCTCCGGTAAAAGAGCAACGCCATTTCGGCCAGTGTACCGATGGCGGTGAAGAACTCCTTTAACTGTTTTTCATTCATAGTTCACATCTCCTGTTTTTCTCCAAAAATATAAAAGACCGTCCCCTGAAACGAGGACGGTCTTCGCAGAATTTACTTCTGATAGGTAGCCTCAAACTCTTCCAGAATATCCAGAAAGTCCCGAGGAAGATACGTCAGAGCCCTTTTTCTCAGCTCGTTGGGTACGCCATAATAGGCCCCGGCAAGACTTCCGGTCATTGCGGCGATGGTATCGCTGTCCCCTCCGAGGGACACCGCAATCCGAATGGCATCTTCAAAGTCCTCGGACTCTAGAAATGCCTCGATTGCCTGCGGAACAGAGCCCTGACAGCTTGCGTCAAAGCGGTACTTTGGGCGAATTTTGTCAATGGTGAAATCCAAAATATAATACCGCTTCTGGGCCACGTCCCGAAGTAACGACTTGGGTAATGAACTGCGGGCCCCGAGAGTCATCGAGGCGATTGCTTCGGCGCCTTTCATTCCTTCCGGATGATCGTGGCTGATCCGAGTTACCGCATCGGCGAGTTCGATGCACTCTTTCGCCGACTTTGCCACATAAGCCACAGGGCTGACCCGCATAGCAGAGCCGTTCCCATAGCTCCAGTAGGGCTCTGGCGCTTTTTTGTGCAGCCACTGGTAAAATATCCGTCCATACCCGGCGTCAGGGTACTTTTGCCCAATCTCCTGCATACACCGAATAGCATGGTTGCTGAGATCAGTATAGTCGCCGTTGCACTCCAGCAAGGCTTTAGCGATGGCAACCGTCATGGCGGTATCATCCGTAAACCGGCATTGGTCCGTGAACAGTTCAAAATCCTTTGACTGGTGGTTATGCCGCTCAAAACGGGAACCGACAATGTCACCGATAATTGCTCCGAGCATGTACTTTCACCTCTTGTTCGGTAGAATATAATAAGGTAAGGTCACTTGTCAATTTCCAGGATGTGCGCCGCGATCATGTCGGCTGTATGCGTCCAAAGCACGTTTGGATACTCATGAATGGCCCGAGTATAGTCGTTCCACTCCTTCTGATCCACAAAGGCGCCCATGTGATAGCGAATGCACAGGATCTCCTCCATAGTCAACTGCAAATATTGGGAGAGCAGCATGACGGATTTATCACCGTGACCCTTGAGAAGCAAGCTTGGGGCATATTCCCATTTGCTTTCATCAACAAGGGAGATTGGGAAACCACCGCCGTAAAAAGTCTCGTCGAAGGGATGTCGGTACTGGTCTTGCTTGCAAATATCGTGGAACATGCCGACGATATAGGGTGACTCGGGGCGCTGCCACTCCAAATTATTATTGTGGCTGAGGGTGACCAACACGGAAGTCACATTGTAACTGTGGTTAAACAGACCGCCTTCGTAGGCTCCATGATACTTTGTACTTGCCGGTGCGGCAAAGAACCCACTCTCTGTCAGCTTTTCAGCGATGTCCTGCGGAAACAGATGTAAAGCAGGTGCCATGCAATCATGAAAAGCGCGAATGCGGTCTTTAAGAGGGATGAGGTTTGCCGAAGATTTAGTTTCATCGCACATCGTTTTTCTCCTTTACATTGGAATTTTCAGTTGTTCATACTGGCCGTAAGTCCCCTTGTTTTTCAGCGCGATCAACTGCCGTGCTTTATTGACCGCCCAAGGGTCGTCCAGCGGCAGGTTCATGCCTGTCGAGTGGTCAAAACCCTTGAACTCTTTGGCATAGGGCACTTTCGCGGCAATCCCCGGATACTTGGCTTGCAGCTCTTCCAGTTCAGCGGCCCATGCCGACCATGTGCTGTCCGAAATCAGATTGTCGTTCATCTTGTAGTAGATGACGCTGTGGACCAGAATCTGCCTCCTCCGACGATTAAGCAGCTCTGCGATGCTTTTCCGGCTCGGCATTGTGGTTCACCTCCAACGGTTTCGTGGCCCAGCCGACGAACTTGCCCTCGTTGAAGTTCTTCTTCTTGGACAGGGCCTTGCTGATAGCGAGGTCGATCCCAGAAAAACTCTTCAAGTGATAGTAGTTCAGGTCCCGGTATGGCGTGGTCAACCGATCAATCCGTCCAGCCGCCTGGGTGGCCACTTTATAGGAATACTGCTGTGAGTAAAATATAATGGTGTCCGTGGTGATGCAGTTCCACCCCTCGCAGCCGGCGGTGTATTGAACGAGGTACACCCACTTGTCCCCTGTGGGGATCTCCTGGTGTTTATGCCCATTCCACTCCGCGATTTCCGTGCCCTCCGGATACCCAAGGGAACGCAAAATATCCAGCTCGTAGTCGTAGCTGTAAAAGATGATGGCTTTGGGGTGGTCCTCCAACAACTTCAATACCGCGACTGCTCTGGACTCATCCGAATTCGTGACTCTGCGGAGCGCCATACACAGTTCCGCTGCCGTCTCAATCGGCCGGTCTTCCCACGGGTTCCACCGGCTCCGCATGATGTCCTTATACTTGGAAATATCATACGACACTCGTACATCCTCATGGTGGGAAACCGTCTGCCGTTTGAAGTCCATGTTGACCAGGATTTTATCCCGAAGCCGGATCAACCGCCCTGTATTGCGGTAACCGTCAATCTTCGGATACTTGGCCCGCCAGTCATAGATTACATGCTGATCCACAAAGTCGGTTTTATTGCGGTAGAACCCATTTGCGATAAAGACCGGAATATAATCCTGCCAAGTATCGCCGGGCGTAGCCGAAAGCAAGATCCAATTATTCGACTTGACGATTTTAAGGAACGCTTTGGTCCAGGCGCCGTAACCAACCACCCGCTGCTCGTCAAATATAAAGAAGGAATTCTTAACGTCCACATACTTGGTAATGTTGTTCCAGGAGTCAATGACCACTTTGTTTTTGTAATAATTGGCATCCGGATTAGGGGAGAGCAGGAACGGAGCCAGATCACCTTGCCATTCGCAGGTATCCCGTTTGCGCGCCGTGGTGATGATATAGAGATCTCTGGGTTTCTTCATCGGAATATAATCATCCGTACCCAGCTGGCCGCCCTCTTGTAGATAGTAGTAAGCGAGGCCGGTCCTGGATTTCCCAGAGCCGACCCCGCCGCAGAGAATGCACCCGTTTTTCATCCGGCCCAGAACTTCGCGCTGATAGTCATAAAGCTGGATCGCCACAGGGCATCACTTATCCTCTTTCTCCAGATACTCGTCCATCCACTTTGCAATAATATTGTAGTAGTTCCCCTTATTACCAAGGGCCTTCTTTGCAATCGCCATGGCCAGCCCCTTCTCTGGGTCGAACTCATCATAAATGGCCTTTACAACGGTTTTTGTCCCATCCGCCCAGTAGATGATGGTGGCAGGCTCATTGAAGATCACGTCCAGGATTTCCGGGACAGCGAAATTATTACTAGAACCCCTTAACGCATCCATCATAGCCATATAGGCTGCCGGCGGCTGATTCATCTCCTGAACAGACTGATAGTAAATCTTGCTTTTAGAGCGCGGGACGAAATTGCTCTTAGCAACACAGCCTACGCAATGCCAACTGCCAAATCTGTTATCATGTACGCAGTCCTTGCATGAGACCATTTTAGCATTAGTGTTCATCGGTTATCTCCTTTCTCAAATAAGTCCATAAATCTATGGATCATCCTTCTCGTGTGCCATACATCTGAGAAGTACATAGGTGTGAACCAGTAGTTCTCCATGCTGTCATCGGAAGTCATCGGCTCCGTAAGAGCATTTCCAACCTTGATATAACCGGCTACTCCCAGCAGAGAAATTTGAATGTAGCACATCAGGGCCACCAGCTCCTCAATATCTTGACCGATGACCAGAATGTGGTTCTGAAAGTTCAGCCCAGCATCTTCCAGCATATGGCGTGTCGAATTGATTGCCGCGATCAGGTTTACGCCCGCACCGCAGCAGCAGTCGTTGATGGAAACATATCCTTGCTCCTCAACTTGTTGAACAAGGTCACCCATCGTGATGTCCGCCATCAGTTGACACACGTGGTATGGTGTAAATATCTGTTCCAGCTCCTCGTAGTCGAGGTGCAAATCCATGAACATCCTGCCGAGAAAGTCCTGCTCCGGGTTCTCATCCAGGGCCATGACCACATCGGCATAGAGTTCGGGGAAGATATGCTGCTGAGATTTTTCGTATTTGTTGATTGTTTCAAGATACCGCTTCTCGCGTTCGTCATAGTGGGATTTGTCCACGGTATTGGATATTGCACAGGCCGACATGACAATAAAGTCTCTCCAAATATCAATCGGGCGACTCCTTGGAGAAAGCAGCTGCTGAAATTTAGAGCGAAACTCATGATAATACTCGCTTTTCCTCATGGTCGTCCTATGCGGAACATACTCTTTCTTAACAGGCCGAGCGGATTCCAGCATCGGAACAATCGGCGTTTCCTTTGTCTGTACTGCCTTTGGCGGAACAGCCATAGGCGGTTTCCATGGCTCCTCCATCGGTTTTGGCCGCGTCTGCATCCTTGGTTTCTGCTGAGAAGGCTCGGAATGTTTCTTCGATTTTTTCTTCCGGGTATTTTTCCAGAATGGTTTCATTCCACGCCCTCCTTAAATATCATGTCGTAAATTACCTCTTTAGCCACGATTTTCTCCTTTCGTGTGTAAAACGCTTACGGATATACTCCGTCTTCTGTTCGGAAGAGGCCGATGACCTCCTTGTCGATAAACTCTGCCGCGATGCCAAACACATTCCGCATCTTTGCATTAAAAGAAGTGCATGCATAGCCGTACAGCTTCAGCGCAAACCGATAGGCGACGTCCTCGACGGGATTGTCCGGATCTTCCACAATGGCTTTCGCCAGCTCTGAAATCGCCCATCTCTGAATGCACCGTTTCTCAAATTCTTTTTCTTTGTCTTGAGCACGTCGGCACACCATCAGACCTTCTTTGATGTTGTTGCGTAAATTGTCCGGCTCGGTATAATCCAAAAATGCGTACAGGCCATCAACAAACGCTTGATGTTCGTACATAGTAATGCCTCTTTCTCAGGGGGGGGGTAAGGGAGCGCCGGCTATCTCCTTATTCACCAGCGCCCCCGTGGATATTTACTCCTCCGGATACTCTTCGCCGGCGTATTTCTCGGCGAACTCATCCTCCTCGATAGTGACGTACATAGACCGCAGATAGGCCTTGACGCCGCGCTTTTCATTCTTGGTGCCCTCCTGGATGACCCAGTTGTAGGGACGGATGGTCAGATCCACGTTCCGGATCTCCGCGAAATCGAGGACATCAATGGACTCTTCGTCCAGCTTGGTCTTTTTCTTCTTCCGTTCAGGAATCATGTAGACTGTGGGCGGAATGTTCTCGAAGCTGACCGCTACCTGAATATAATAGCGGGGGTCTTCGCCCTCCTCACGGGGAGGACGCTCCCGGATGTTCCAGCCATCGTCCATGAGCTTCTGCGCATCCTTCGGGTCATCGATGTAGACACAGAAATTCCGCTGGCCGGCGCGGTTGTACTTGCTCTCCCGACCGGAAAAGTTCCGGAACAGCAGGCGGGCGTTTTCGATCACGAGGTTATCGTTCACTCTGGGATTAGCCATAATCAAAATCTCCTTTTCAAATCTTCGATTTCTTCTTCGAGCTTTTTTACGCGGTTAAGCAGACGGCCCTCATAGGCCATAGCCATGAGAGCCATCAGAACTGCCAATACGATATTGACCACACACCAAAACGGACGGCCAGTGACGCCTGAGATGAAGGCGGCCACAACATTGAACCAAAATATCGTCAGTAAAATGGTCATACCCGTCACCTCACATCAAAAGGCGTCGCAGCGTCTTCATGGGGTTCCCCGGCACTGAACCAGGGCGGCATATCATCTTCGACCTTCATATAAGGATCATCTGAGATAAACCATTCAAAGTCGCCGTATTTGGAAATATCCGCGACAGCGGTATCCACCATAGCGTCATAGTAGCCCCGGTCAATGCCGTCCTCTTTACCGAGCTGTTTGACCATCTCAGACTCCAGCCAGCGATAGCCCTTGGCCCCACCGGCCGAGGCGTAGCTCTTCTCTCCGGTCTTCTTATCCACGACTTCCCGCAGCAGCAAGCCGCCGTTATAGCCGGGCTTCATGGGGCAGAAGGAGCCGACCTTTCCCACGAAAATATAATTGTGACCCTGCTCAATCTTGACCTTCAGGTCCGCAATCACCTCTTCGTAGTCAAGAGGATACTGCCCATTCTCGTCCGGCCACTTCTTCCGCAGGGTCTCCAGCTCCTTCTCATACCCCGAAACGTCCGGCAGGGTCTCGTTCGTATCTAGATACAGCGCGCTGGTGACCGACTTGGTCTCGCACATATCCTCGAACAAGATTTCCTCTTTGGAGAACAGCTTTTTGAACACATACGGAATCTGGAACTGGGTGCCGGTCGCCGTCCATTCGCCGGGGTGCTTCCGAATATCACCCGGCACATACCCATACGCCTGCTGGCATTTCTCCTCCGTGGCATATTTGGCAATATAGACCGCGTTGTTCACCAGGCACATCCGGTCATAGGTGGCCTCGTGCTCAAAGACATAACCGTACTTTTTGCCGTAATCCATGACGAACTGGATAATCTCCGGCGTTGCGTCCGGGATTTTAATGGAGTCCGTCTTGATGTGGGCAACAGTAAAGCCCTGTTTCTGGACCTCATGCTTGAGGTTGACCATGAACAGGGCTCCGCGCTTGGCGACGATATTATCTTTGTTTCGGGTGTCCCGGAAGGGATTCTCAAAGTTGGCCGAGGTCAGGCCATAGACCGAGTTGATGGCGATCTTCAGCGCCTGGGCCAGAGCATCCGCCGAACTCTCGTCCGTCAGGTACTTGGCCAAAGCGCCGTTCAGCATCTTTTTCGCCTTGTCGAAGTTCTTATGCTTAATCTCCACCCGGGCGTCCTTGATCTCCTGGAACCGTTTGGTGTATTCCGGCCCGAACAGCTCCTCGGCGATGATACTGCTGGGGTGCATGGAGGCGATGTCCAGCAGTGCGATGTCACCGTACATACCCGGCTCGGCGTAGACATAACCGCCTTCGCCCACCTCCTCGCCGCGATAGATGGATTTTCCGCCTTCAAACTTGTATCCGGGGAAGATGGGACGGCCCTTCTTGTCAAAGACCGTGAATTCATCGAACTCCGGTTTTCCCATCGTAAACGGCAAATCCCGGTAGGGGTCGTTGATTTGGGTCACATCGCCCATGTTCCGGTAGCTGAACTGGTCTTGCGGGTGCTTGTTTCCGCCAAATATAATTCTGGTGGTCAGGGAGTTGGTGGTGTCGTTCACCGTCATCCCCGCCACGTCCGCCAGAATCTCCCGGGCCACGAAGTCGGCTTTCCGGGCGTTGAATACCGCCTCGGTAGCAATGACGTCGTTGTCGCAATACTCTGCGACCTTCTGCCACATATTCTCCGGCACCGGCTGGTCCCAGGGAAGTCCCAGCTCCTGATGGTGGATACCCAGCTCGATCTCCCATTTCTTCAGGCTCTGCTTAACCGAGCAGAAGTCATATACGTCCGTATAAGAGACGTTATATGCCTCCCCAAAGAAGCAGTTGTTGCTCCGGGCCTTCTTCTCACTGCTGATGATCTTCTGGGAGAGATTATAGAGCTGCTCATTGGTGTAGCCCATCAGCCGGGCATACAAAATATGGTTGTCGTACCTCCGGCAGTTGAACCCCACCAGCCGGAACTTCATCAGCTCCTCGATCTCCGTGGGTTTTGGATTGATCATCCGAACCACGGTCTGCCCGGGGCCTTCGATTTTCCAATTTACCAGGAACAGGTTGGGGAAGACCTCCACGTCATAGAAGACCAGCTTGGCCTCATCGTTCTTCACCGCGGGGCCGTCTTCGGCGGATTTGAACGGCATCTTGTTCACCAGCTTGATGCAGTAATCCGCCTGATTGGTGCTGTTGGCCGCGAAGGCCAGGACGGCGTTGCGCATATCGGTGACGTCATAGGTCAAACCGCTCTCATACGCATCCGTCAGAATCTTGTAGATAAAGTCGATTGAGGGCTTAGTTGCCGGATGAATCTCCTTATTCAAATTTCGTTTGATCTGAACTCTAAGCCCTTTCTCGCTTTGAATGACTTTGGAATTTACCACGTTGTTTTCTCCTTTCAATGGTAACCCAGAGCTTATCGTAGCGATAGGCAGGTCGTTGCACTTGGACAATTTGCGGCGTAGCGAGCTGTTTCCAGTGAATACCTTGACCTCGATATGGTCGTCGTAGACCCGACTGAGCTTGGTCACATCTCCGGAATAAATATAATGCAGGTGGATGCCGCAGCCGCTTTTGCTCACCTCCGCATAGGTCGCCGGCCACTTGCCCGCCTCTTCCAGATTCCGCTCAAAGGACTTTCTGCCCTTGTCGTCCGGAATATCAAAGTCGATGACGATGTGGTTCTCCGGCACTTTGACATAGTGAAGTTTTGTGGTGTCGATGGAGGACAGCTTCGTTGCGACCTTCTCCCATTTCCGCCGGGGCGTGCCCTCCTCATTGGCGTACTGCGCCAAACAGCCGGCGCAGTCCCGGTCGAAGGCGGAGGTCTGTCCCTCCACAAGATTGATGGTGGGATGGGGCGGTTTGTCGGCTACCGGCTTTTCTTCCGGAGCCTGCTCCTCAAACTTTTCCACCCGAAACCCGCTGTAATAATTCCGAACACGGGAGCCATCCCCCATGCTGAACCGTTCCTCATACTTTCGGAAGTAGTTTTTCAGCTCCTCCTTAAATATCATGCGGGAAACTGGATAGGGCACTTTTGCGTCGTCGCAGTAAGTCTTATACATCTCCCAGGCCGATTTCAGCGATACGCCGTTCTCCTGCTTGAACACATGGTAGGAGTCCACCACGAAGTTGTAGAAGTCATTGGAGGCCCCCATCATAGAGATGGGAATATAATCGTCATAGTAGTCCGGGTCCTCCAGATAGACCTCCTGGCAGTGGTACGCAATACCGCCAAGCTCAAAGGGGATCTGCTTGGTCAGCGTCCGGTACTCCGCCGGGGGCACCTTGTCTCCGGTGGGCGTCACGTCGATCAGCCGTCGGATGATGCCCGACTTGGCGTCCGTAATCTTCACCGGCTTATTGGTGCCCATGATGAGGAACGCCTTGAACCGATTGGAATAGGCCGAACGGAATTTCTCATTGACCGTCATCATCTCGTGAGAGACCAAGCTGTTAATCCGGGTATTGTCCTCAATGCGGGAAAGATCGCCGTCATGCTGGATCGCCACCAGCGGATTGGAGCGAAACGCCTCCAAAGCGAACGCGTTGCTGGAGGAGCCCAGATCTTTTGCGTTGAAGCTGGTGTAGTAGCCCTCGAAGAGCTGCTGGATCACATTGATAATCGTGCTCTTTCCCGTTCCCACCGCACCATAGAACACCAGGAACTTTTGAATCCGCTTGGACTCTCCGGAGACGATGGCGCCAATGCTCCATTCGATTTTGTGGCGCTCCTCGGGAGAATATAATGTGGAGATCAGCTTGTCCCACGCCGGTGTATCTCCAGGCTCCAAGGGGTAGGGGAGGGCTTTGCTGGCAAAGTCCCGTTTCCCCGATTTCGTGTTGGAAAAGATCAGTTTCTCGTCCAGCATATGAAACTGGTCCTTCATCTGCTTTTGGCAATACTTGTGCCAGGTGTCGATCATACCGGTCTCCGCGTCCCACATATGGAGAACGCGGATGTTGCCGTCAAAACGCTTGCGGTTTTCTTCTGCGTATTGGTCCAGTTCACGGTCGATCAAGTCGACCGCATCCTGTTCATCAGTCGACCATATTCCCCGTTCGTCAATCCATATTGCATAGAAGTCGCCGCCTCTGATCATGAGGTCGTTACTTTTCTTGATGATAAACTTGGGATAGATCTCGATGATACCGCGTTTCCCGCTGCGCGTTGAAATCATCAAGAAGTCCAGCATCGGGCCGATTACTCTCCTTCACCATACTCCAGCTTTTTTACTCTGACAGAAAGCTGATAGACCTGTTCCTCCTGTTTCCGGCGCTCCATTTCCGACCATACTGCGTATCCGAACGCGGCAATAGCGAGTACGGCAACGCCGCGGTTTCTCCGCGCAAGCTTCGTCAACCGCTTTTCCAAAGCCCGGCAGTTGTGATTCAGCAGGTCTGTCAAATCGCCCAGGGTGCTCACCGGAACGAACTTTCCCTTCTTGCCCATCTCAAACGCTCCCTTCCTTCATCATTTCGCTGAGGTAATAGTTCATCTGATACCAGATCTCCGTGCGCCGCATATCACGGCCGTTGTTGACCGTGAAAAGGCCGCCCTCTCCATTGCGTTCGTAACCCCGGTCCAAAAACCGTTCCAGCGTGGTGTCGACCAAATATCTGTCAAACTTCCGGTCTTCCATACCGCCAAGCCCAAGGCTCACCAGCATGCTCCAGAACCACTGCCCGGTCCGGTCCCCAACATCGGGGTCATCCATGATGTGCTCCTCACAGCGGATGGAGAGGGCGATCATCATCTCCAAAATGCTGCATGGCCGGTCGTCCAGACAGGACGCCACCATGACGTCAGAATATAATTGCTCGCGACCGAACCGATATCTAAGATTGATGCCGTCTTCGGCCCGGTTGCCGTCCATCGGAATCGTATAAGTGAATTCCGTATCGTAAAGTCTGGCAAACAGCTTACGATAGGACTTGTTAGAATATCGGTCATCAACCACGAGCTGATACATCCAGTCAAAATACTGGTCAATCAGTTCATCCCGGGGCAAATGTTAGACCTCCCTTTCAAATTTTCGGAGGCAGTGTGCTGCGGAACTCCGCATAGCTGCGAAGATCCCGAAGAATCTCATAGTCACACCGCTTGGGGTCGCTCCGGACAAAGACAGAGTCCTCCTCATACTCCCCAAAGTGGTTCAGCGCATCACCGACAATGTCCTCCGGCTCGTCGATGATGACTCCGTTCTCGTCAGACAGAATGCCGTCATCAAAGTAGGTCAAGCTGATCTGTGTGTACCCCTCTATCTCGCCAAACTCGTCCAGGGAGATGACGTAGGGCGCCTCCACCTCATGCTCAGGAGGCTGCGGCACCGAAGTCCTGGAATACTGCACACGGTTGACCATCTTGGCATAGTCGTTGATGTCGCCCTTCTCCCGGTTCTTGGCGGCCGATGCCTGAATGATTTTGGGCTCCTCCGTATCCATGTCCGGGCTCTCCAGCCGCTCCTTGAGGTTGTCAATTTCCCTTTGCAGTTTTTCCTCTCTGGCCCGGAACGCCTGCTTGGCGGAGCAGATATCCTGCTCGGAAATCTCTTCGTATCTTGCCTTTAGAGCATACCAAACAGAACCCCCGCCAACAGCGGCCCCGGCGAGGAACGCCAGGACGGTTCCAAGTTTACTCATTGTATTCATCCTCCTCATCCCGCACGCTCATCACTGTAATGGCAAGGCCCCCGAACAGCAGCGCGGCGCTGATCAGGAGCCCTCCGGTGATGTGGCGTTTTCTTCTCGTGTTGACGGCATAGTCCAGCATGGACACCAGATTCGCAAATCCCTCCATGCTCACTGCCTCCCGGACGACAAAATGGTGACGCCGCCGACAAGGCACAGCCCGGACACAGTCGCCAGGGCATAGGACAGCAAGGTTTTGAGACAGTTTTTCATGATGCGCGCCTCCTTTAATCATAACTTGAAAAATAATGCGCCCCGACCTGGAACATCGGAACGCCGTAGGAATGGTAATGGCCGGTGCGGAAGAAGACCGCGTCGTAATTTGTGCGGCTCTCCAGCTCTTCCCGCACCAGCTGCACCAATTCATCCTTCACATAACAGCGGGTGATGCGGTCTCCATACATACCGGAAAACTGATTCTTCTGGTAAATCACATCGTAAATTGTGTCGGGAAAGTGGTGGTCGTCCACCCGGTTCAAAATCACATCAATTACCAGCCGCTGGCCATACTCGCACTCTCCCTCGGCTTCTGCCATAACACAGAGGGCAATCAGTTCGATCTCCTCCTGGGAGACGGAAGGAACCTCCGGCTCCGCGGCGACGGCCTCCTCCACAGCAGGGGCCTTTTCTTTCGGCATATCGGCCGAAATATCAGTTTTCTGGGCAGGCTTGACGCTGTTTACGACCACGGCTTCGTATGTGTCCGCCGCTTCATAGGCGGAAGCCATCTCCGCTTTCCCAGAAAAGGATATGCCGGTCAGCGCCATTACCACGACCAGCAGGGAACATATCAATTTCTTCATGGTTCAGCCCTCACAGGGTCTGGTGGGTAGCCAGGGCATCGGTGATGTCGCCCACCACGTTGAAGTCCAGAACGAAGGAACGCTCATACCCGTTCACAAAGTCCACGGCCTTCTCGCGGCACACCTCGAAGATGCCGAAATCCACGAAATTGTCGCCCATAGGCTCCTTGGGGTCGTAGATCCACCCCACCACGGCGCCAGCCTTGGTCAGCGGGAACCCGAGCATCTCATAGACTTCGTTGAGGAACAGATGGCCGCGGGACTTGAGCCGGTCGTTCGCCTGGGACTGCCGGGCCAGCAGATAGAACCGGTTCTGCTCCGCGTCCTTCATGTAGGCGGGGTGTCCCTCGTCAAAGATGCGGGCATAGGGGCTGTACTTGGAGGGGTCCCAGCCCTCGTCCACGACGTCCACGGTCTCCTTGACCTTCTTTTCTTTGCCCTTTTCATCCACAACGGTGGTCTCGATCTCCTTGGCCTTGAGGTTGTACCGGAGCTCCTTTTCCACCTGCTCGCCGAACCGCTCCAGCACCCGGCCACGGTAGTCCTTAAAGGACTGGTCCAGCGTCGCATAGGCCGCCGCCAGCGCCATATTGCGCTTTCTCAGAATTTTGTGGCTGGTGAGAATGCAGGTGATGGACGCCGCGCCCAGCAGAACGGCGGGGGCATACAGCTTGACATACTGGAACCCGGTGTGGGAGTAGACCTGAATGCGGTCATTGCGGGCATCCTCCTGGGTATAGAGCTCACCCGCCGGGGTCACGCCGGACTCCTCCGCATTCTGAATCCGGTCCATATCATCGCCGGTCTTCTCCGCAACCTTGAGCGCCTTGGGGGTGGCCTGGCAGGCCATGACGGCGCTCACCACCACGCCGACCACTCCGGCTGCCGCCAGGAGTTCCGGGCTCTTCTTCTGGAGCTGGAACCCAATCTTGTTGAACGTCAGGTTCATAGACTTGACAAGTTCGTTCTTCTTCATGATCAAATGTCCTCCTTAGAGAATGATTTCGCAATGGATTTATAGATTTTTCCGACATTCTGAAGGTTTCCGTTGAACTCCTCCAAAATATCATCGAGCTTATCGTCAAACTTGTCGGCGATCTGCTCCTTAGCCTTCTGCACAACCTCTTTCTTGAGGCGGCTTTCATCGATTTTGGCCACACTTTTTGCGATCTGGTCGGTTACCCCGTCCGAAATCGCGTCATAGTACTCCTTCACGGCGGCGCCGACCCGGGCCTCGATCTCCTGCTTAACGTCGTCCACCACCTCGTCCGTAGCCCGCTTTACCGCGGAATAGGACTCCCGGTCCACCGCACGCTGCACCGCCTGGTCGATGACCTTGGCCGGAATATCAACCTCGGCCTCGTTTGCCAGCCGGTCAATGCTGGTGTCCAGCTTGTCACATACCGTCTTCATCCTGGAATGGACGCCGATGGCATAGCCAACACCCAGCAACCCCAGGATACAGATGCCGACGCCAACGAAGGAATCGGTATTCAGCTTCATGTCTCTTCCATCTCCCTCACGTATTCGTGGTACTCGGCGTCCGTGGCAAACAGCATCCACTTGCCGCAGACCATGCCTTTGTACCCAAAGGAAGTCTCGTAACCATACATGGCTCGCGCCTCCTTAATTGATTTGAACCGCCCGCGGGAGCCGGATCACATAGCCCTCCGACGTCCGAACCACCTTGGCCGATTGAATATCCGACCAGCCGTAGCGGTTGGCCGTGTAATTCCGGCAGGTAACGCCGGCCAGATCGTAGAGATCCGCCACCGAGGCAACCTCATACTTGGCGATGGCCGATTCCAGTTGGTCCAGCACCAAATCGGCGTCCCCCCGGGTTTCAAATATAATGTCGTCATACTCAAACCCGACTGCCGCCCTGGGCCGCCCATACTCTCTCCGGTCGTCCCGCCGGTCATCGTAATACTTCTGGTAGGCAATTCTGGAACCGCCGCTTTTCCTGCTGCCGATGCGCCCCGTGTCCCCGAACAGGACAATGCTGATCACATCGGCGATGGCGGCCTTGACGCCCGGAACGATGACGTCGGAAAGAATGGAGTTCTTGACGTTCTCCGCGTCATCCGGCGCAAAGATATTGAGGAACCTCCGGGCCTCGCTTTTCTTTTTCGTTTTCGCCGCTCCGGTGACCACCTTATCCAGTTTTTTCTCTGTCTTTCCGGCCGCAGCGGCGTCCGATCTTTCCCGTGCGCTGTGGGAATTGTTGGGGTATTCCGCCATTGTGTCTCCTCCTTGTTATTTGAGAGGCGTCGCTCTCGGCAGCTCGATGGTGTATCCGTTCCGGGTACAAACGATCTTTGCGCCCCGAAGCGACGTCCACCCGAATTTGCAGTCCTCATAAAGAGCCCGCACCCCGGCCAAATCATAGAAATCAGCCAGCGTGGCATGTCCGTATTTCGAGATAACCCAGCGCAGATTGTCAAGCACATCGTCCGCGCCTTTTCTGTTTTCAAACAGAACCTCCTGGCACTCGCGCCAATTCTGCCGCATGGCAATCTCCTTGCTGTGCAGAGTGTCAACAATCGCCTTCTGGGTCACCATACTTCCCAGAACAACGCCGCCCACCACCAGCAAGCCGTTTTTCAGAAAACCGTTCATGGTTTCTCCTTTCCGAAAATGAAAAAAGGGAAAGCACCTTGTTGCAGGTACTCTCCCTTTGGCGAACCTCTTGCTCGATTACTTTTCAGAGCCTTCCTCGTCGGAATCCTCCGCAGCGACTTCGGTGTGCTCCGCGTCCACCACTTCGGCCTTAGCCTTCTCCGCGGCCTTGCGCTCAGCCAGCTTGGCGCCGACGAAGCCCCACAGCCTCCTGACCCCACCAATCATGGCGTAAGCCAGGAAACCGCCGACAACTCCGGCTACCAGCGCACCGGCGCTGCCGCTCTCCTCAGCCTCCGTGATGGCTTCGAGTTCCTCGTTCTCCATCACTTTCGCGTTCATTTCTTCCATCGTAAAGTCCTCCTTGTCATATAATGTTCCATAGATGGTTCTCCATAATAGGAGATGCAATTTTTGCGGATGTCACCAGCCGAGGTATGTGGGCGGGACATGATGGCCGATGACCAGATATGGAACGCCGTCCACCAGCTGCGAACTGAAGTCCAAATCAATGTACCCTTTGTCGATGTCCCACCCCATGGTTTCTCCGATGGAGCTGTCGCACGGCTCAAGGCCGATCTCCTGCATAAATTCGTTGACTGTGATCTTAGCCTCGTCCCGCATCCGTTTGTTCAGCGTATTTTCCGCCCTTCGGAGCGTCTCAATGTCCGATTTGAAGCAGGTATTGGTCAGCGGGTCAAAGCAGGGCGTCTCGCCCCGGCCGGTGGGGATGAACTTTCGCTCCGGCACCCCGGCCTGCTCCAACTGTTCCTTCGCCACGGCGTCCCGAATGGCCTGCTCCTTCTTCGGCCCTACGACTTCCACCGCCTTATCCTTGTACTCCTTCAGAGCAGTCTCGGAAATGGTATAGGCCGTGACCAGGGCTGCGTTCCGCCGTGCGCTGATGGAGCTGGCCCCAATGATGCAGGCGGCGGAGCATACGCCGGTGACGGCGGCCGGAATATAACATTTCCAGGTGGTTTTGACGATCTCAGAGGTGGTCAGGCGTTTCCCGTCCTCAATCTCCCTGTCGTCCACCATACGAAGCGCCTTGGGGGTGGCCCTTACCGCCATAACGGCAGGCGCCGCCCTCCCCGCCCGGGCCACGGCCGGCCTCGGAGA